GAATAATCAAGATAAACAATCTTACCCCGGCTCCCATGAGCGGAGATAATCATATCACGATATTCTTTCTTTAGATGGAGGATATTGGGACCATGCATAACTTTTAATCTACCGGTTTTTGTTTCTGTTCCGGTATAATATGCTGGACTAACATATCCTTGCTTATCTTGTTTAAAGCTTTCTAATATTTCCATTTGAGATGCAGTAGCTTCGCTCTTATATTTTTCATATAGAGTTTTATCTAAAACGCAATGTTGCATTTCATAGAATAAACCTTCTACATAACGATTGTAGATATCATGCCAATATCCGATATTATGTTTGGCTACAGATTGTTCAAAGCTTTGAGCCATATGTTGAAGCTCCAGCATATAACGTTTTACTCCCATTATATTGAACCATTGGAATTCATCATGATCTATCTCTGGGGCTATTTGAGATAGGACACGTTGAAAGTTTTGTGGAGGCCACGCTGGTGGTTCAACTCCATATAAACGACAAAACTCAATGAGTTTTCTTTGGCTGCTAAATGAGATAAAATCAGGTTCTTTTGAACTTTTTGGTATTTTAGATATATTGATACCGGAGCCATGATTAGCTACAAAATAATCAGATACATTACCTCCATAACAATATGGATCTAGTCTATATTTTAGCATAAGATGATGCTAACACGATAAGAAAACAAATTATACAAATATATTATGAGCGATCCCCTCGCCCGGGACGAGGACCAATCGATTCCGATCTAGAGGCTGCGGGTGCTCTGCCGGGAGGTGTAGTTGGTGTAGTTGGAGTGGTTGGAGTTAAACCACCTGGAGTTGCGCCTGGAGTGCTGGGCGTTGCTGACGTAGATACACCACGAGCTGTTGCATATATTTCTGCCACTCGACGTTCCAAATCGGCTCTTTCTCTAGTGGCTGTGGTTTCTGCTTCTGCAACTAGTCTTCGGGCGCTATCTTCTGCTGCTGCCGCCGCCCGTTCACCAGATGGCAGTTGCGGTGCTCTCGGCACATCAGAAATTTCCTCTTGTATTGGACTTCTTCCAGTTGAGCTTGTCCTTCCTCGACCTCTGCCACCTCTTCTAGAAGAAGTTGACGGCTCTGGCGTACGTTCACTCGAACCCTCACCTCTCCGAGCACTTATTTCATCAAGTTGTCTTACGGCTGTTTCAAGTTCTCTTATATAATTTCTATATTGGCCAAAACATGACAACGCTACGAATTTAATATTACTAGAAAATTCTCCTGATCCAAGTTTATGTTCAATTCCGTTAACCATGTAGATATCATCGGCTGTTGTATTAGTGTTGAAATCTATGAAAAATTGAGTTGCATATCCGATTAATGGGCAACCATATGAATCTACACTTAGTTCAACCGGCAATATTTGCATTGGAAGATTTCCTAAATCTTGTCCATTTGGTCTTAGCATTTCATTTCCAGTTGGTGATCTGACCAATGCTAACGTATTTGCTGCTTGATCATTAATTGTTGTTAAATTAGCATTTTTAATCAATGAATTTTTGGCACCATGAATAATATAAGGAGTTGTTCTATAAATAAAAGCTTTTAATGCTTCTGGGCCTCCTACAACTTCATATCCACCACCTTCTGTTGCTCTTGCTACAATACCATTTGCTTCTGCTTCTCTAAGCAGTTGCTCATAATTTTGTTGAGAATTTGCATTTACTTCTGAAGTTATTGTTCCTGAAGCGCCGGAAGGTGCAGGTCCAGCTTCTACAGATGAATGATTAGGTATTTCTAACATTCCATTTCTTTGAGCCTGCAATATTGAGCCTAAACCCTCATAAGCAGTACTTCTTTCATCAAAGATATGAATTCTAGCAATTGTTTTTTCATTTGCAGGTTCTGATGACTCGGATTCGGTCGTTACTCTGCCAGGCAAACATTCAATTACAAAGTTTAACTGAGGAATTCTGAATGAACCATCTGGCGTAACATTATTTAACACTTCGTTTAATCTAGCATTAAATCTTGCCCCGTCGCTTTCAACAGGTACTGTGCTTGTAGTTGTTCTGCCATCTTCTGTTCTTGTTTCTGTTCTATATAAAGCATGACCTCTATTATCTGTTAAACCATATGATTGTTGAGAAGGATCATCTAGAATGTTCGATGTTAAAAAAGACCAGAAATCACGAATGGTAAACTGTCCGGATCTGGTAACATGCTGTAAGCGATATTCTGTATATTTTTCTTCAAAATCTTCAACGTTGATAATGAAGTTTGCAATATTAATATATCTGGCAAATCCCGCATATTCATTAAATGGATAGAAAACTAGTTGAACATCATCAAATTGATTTGAAGCAGCCAATGGCTTGCCCATAAAGACACTTAATATATTTCCAAGACTAACAGCACCTCTTGGAATTGGAGAAGAACCTGCTAGTCTTGCATTATAAGCAGCTAATCTTGCCGGATATTCTCTTCTATATCTTTCTTCAGAAGCTACTCGAGCAGCCCGTGCCTCCGGTGTTTCTGTCACTTCGGGTGTTTCAGGTGTTTCTGTTTCAGTACCTGATAAACTAGCTGAAGATTCTTGAGGCACGCTTGCGGCTGTAGGTGTTGCAAGTCTTTCTGAATAAGCTGCAACTACTCGATCAGTCGTAGATGGTCGTGCGACTCTTTCTGCTACTGCTACTCCCACCCCAAGAACAGCTCCAAGTGCCATACCAACAGGACCAGCAATGGCGCCGCCGAGAGCAGCACCGCTAGAAGCTCCTGCAAATAATTCTGCTCCCAAAGAAGGCTCTGCAATTCTATAATCAGCAAAACCAGCCGAGCCTGGAGTGGTAGCAGCTCGTGGTGTAGCTGGAGCTGGCACAACAGAAGGAGGTGCTTCTTCTGCTGGCGCTGGTCTTCTAGGGGCTCCAGCACGCAATCTACGATTTCTTCTATCGATAGCAGGATTAAACGTTCCAATTAAGAAAGGATCTTCTTCGCCTTTCTTAAGATTACGCATAATATCATGTATTTGATTTTGAATTTGAGAACGTAATTGTTCTAATAATGGAGCACTAGAGGTTCTATTTGGTCCAGTTCTAGAACTATCTCTTCCTGGACCATATAATTGAGATAACAAATCACGCAATCTAGTTATATCTTCAGTTTGATTAAGAGCTCTTAAACTAGCTTCTAATCTTCTAAGCTCTTGCCTTTGTTCTCTGGTAAGAGTTAAATTGCTATATGCTTCATTAACGGAATTTAAAAACTGAATTCCACGAATTTCAGGATTACGAGTTGTTCTACTTGTAGAACCTGTTGCAGTAGCAGTTTCAGTACCACTAGTTGTTGTTGTTGATTCCGGAGGATTTAATGCCGCACTATTACTTCGAAGTTCTGCTATCGTGTCGATTATGCTATTGATTTGTGCTAAAGAATTTGTAATATCAACATCTCCAGTAGCTATAGATTCTGTAGTGAGAGCGCCTTCCCCTACTGTTGCTAAATCTAAATCGATATCTATTTCGCCGTTTTCATTGAAACTAAAATTAGAGTTTGTAACTTGAAATTTTTGTTTCTGTCTCATTCCATTTATTAAGTCGGCATATAAGTTATTTGGATTCGAATTATTTTCAGAATCCATATGACACCATCCCCATTCTATTAATATTTCTGTATTTCCACGAATATCTGGACGAACAAATTGTGCGATTTCATTCAATCGTGAGCGATCATGAAGAACCAAGGATAATTTTCCTGTTCCATATCCATATGCTGAATAAGCTTGACGAACTGAAAAATTAAAATCTTTAAGACTCATAAATGGTCTAAATTTATCTAGAACTATATTTCCAAAGTTATCAACATTTGTAGCAGCATCCGGATTAACTAACGTTTGTGGCATTAAAAAAGCTTCCATACCAACGTTTGTATATATCTCTGGACGATCTGGTGATATCGGTTGCCTTTGTTGCTCATTAGCTGTGCTTAATTGATTTAAAACTGTTCCTGGTGCTGCCTGGGTTCCTCCCAATAAAAACTTATATATTGTCGGACTAACTAATCGGTTTTGTCCCGTTCTTTGAACTGCAATATCTGGAACAAGTATATTAACTTCTAGATAAGGAATTGCTCTAGACATTTCTATTGCTGGAATTGCGTTGAAGAATAATGAACAAGCGTTTGAGAAGCGATTTGCTATGCTTATTCTGCTAGTTTGAGACAATATTACAGAAAGACCGGGTTTGTTTTTAGAAGGTTCTTCTGAACCTTCCGCCAAAAGATTGGTATCAGAAACTAGCTCTTTTATACTAGCATTTTTCATAGTTGTTAGGAATTCTGGAAATGGCATATCATGCGAATACTGTGCATCACTAACGATATGAAATATTTCTTGATATCTTTGTTGTAACTGTTGAACTGCATTCGCATCTTCTCCAGTTGGCGGACTAACAATTCCCAATCGATTTGCAAGAAATTCTAAAAGTTCTTTTGTTGTATAGGCACCTATATTAACATCAAGAAATGCATTGACTATTTCTCCCATTACAGTATCTTGTTCCGCTTGAGGCGAAGAAGCCGATGAACTACTTGCCGCTTCGGTTGGAGCAGAACCAATTGGATTTATTCCTGTTCCTGCGCCGCCCGCCGCAATATAATTTGACAATTGACGAGTAGTTCGCAAATCATAATATTTGCTTAACTTTTCAACTGCTAATTGTAGTTTTCTTTCTCTGTTGGGCATAATAATCAGTTAATATATTTTGATATTTCTTCTAATTTTGGTAATTTTAATATTGTATTAGAAGGAACTTGCATTCCCCATCCAATTTCGCTAGCAGCAGCGATTAACCACCATAGTTTTCCATCGTTATAATATTGTCCAGCAATAATATCTAATCTTTCATTTTCTTTCGTTACGTATGTAACAAAAGAAACGTTTCCATTATTTAGATTTTCTCTAACGATAGGTATTAAATTTGATGTTCCAAATTTTTTTCCGGCAATAATAACTGGTGTTCTCGTATATCTACGCAATGTCATTATTCACCTCCACCGACTCTTGGTAATGCCATATAATCTCTTGTTTTATCATTTTGGGCACGCCGACGTGAAACGTCAGCCGGATCAATCTTGCCTAGAAGAGTTGAAGCAATGCCAACTTGATAAACCGGGGCAACATTAAATCCAGAAGCGTCAATACCAGGAGTAATATCGTGAATAACAGTTCCACCCATCGATATCCGAACCCACATAGGAGCTCGTGCCGAATCATATGACGGATTCCAATCGGTTTCCCATCTGCTATCTTGCCAATCAATCTCGAGATTTTTAAATGCTACAGCTATACCTTGACCAGATGTTGATTCAAAAGCTTGCATAATTGGATTATTTTCTCCAAAAAAATTGTTAATAGCATCTCTTTCAATCTGATTTCGTTCTTGTCCAGTAGAATTAGCACTCGCACCTATTTCTTCGTTGGCTTTTTGAGTTGCAAATCTTGTCAACCATTCTTCATCAGGGGTTAAAACGTTTAATGGGCTTCGATAAGTATCTCTTACTCGTAATGCCAAATCAATATCGGCAGCGGTGAAGCTACTCTCAGCAGATAAATCTGTGCCTAAAAATATTACGCTAGCGCCCGAGCCTATACGTGAATCATTTCTTAAACTTTCCCAAGTTTCCGATGGAACATTTGGATTTGGAACTCGTAATATAAAATTGTTGTTTGTTACTACGGGTGGAGGCATTACAAACTCAACTTCATATTCACAAACAAATTGATTTGCACCCTCATTTATAATAGGATCAAGAATTACACGTGTAACTTTTAATGAATAGGGACCAGCAGCTATAGGACGAGGAAGATAAAGCTTGCCTGTGCCTGATGCTCTTGGAGTTGTTCCAGAATCTGGTGAGACTCCGAATATATCATTTTCCGCTTCATATGTTGCCTCGGTCATTTCAACAGTATCAGGTATATTAATAATGATTTGATCACCAACGCTAAGTGCGCCAACTAAAATATTATTTCTAAGTAAAGTACTCCAGCGTTCAATTGCACGTAGATATCTGTCATTTACAGAAAATCCGCCAGAACCGGTTATAACATTAAAGTTATTACCACCAGCAGTTAATCCAAATAATCTAGCTACATTAAATCTACTATAATTTGTTTTCCAAACGTCTCCAAGTCTTAATCTTATAATTGGAGAAGAACCTGGTATTTGAGAAAAGGGTTGAATAAATTTGTTTCCATCGGGAGTAGTAATTTTTCTTCCTTCTGTGTATTGTGGATAAATCATTGTTACTAGTTTATTGATTTTCCACCACATGTTGCTGTGATCTTCTTTGTTGGTTGCAACAATAAAAAAGGAAACGTTTATATCACGTGTTGTTCCTTTATATGTGTGTATAGGTTCTACTCTTCCATATGACGTTGTAGAGTTCCATTCAACATTAAATCCATCTTTGCTACTTTCCAAGAAAGCATGAAATGAAACAACTTCATTTGTTCTTAAATCATGAAAATAAAAAGGCATATAACTTGAATTCAATTTTGCCTCTAAATCATCCACGACGAGCTTAGATATTCTTGGCGTATCTACAGATATTCCGCCCAAGTTTCGCAAACTAGATATTGTAGCTATACCATTAGCATCAACTTTTCCTGCCCCTATTTTTATATTATTTGGAATAATAAATGCTGAAGGCGTCGTTGATGTGCCATGTGCTAATGTTGTTTTGTCACTTTGAGACAAACCATATGGTCTTTTCAATCTGTCTTTTTTAATAAGAGCAGATAAATTAATGTTTGCTCTAGGTTGTAATTCGTCTGTTGCTCCTGAATATGAATCTTCTATTCTATTAATATAAGATGGGGCAAAGTTAGTCGATATCCCAGGCTGATAAGTAATTTGATTAGTGCCGTTATATTTTTTAGCACTTGCACCAATGGTAATTAATTGACGAATAAATCCTATTAATCTACCAGAAGTTAATTGTTGAAAAACTTTAAATGCTGCTGAAGCAACAATTTCAACGCCAGAAGTTGTATCTCCAGCATTCTTTGCTATGTTTAATCCGGTTCCAACAGTAGTATCAACAATTAATCGGTTAATAGAACGAATAGTTGTGGCATACCATCCGGTTTCTCGATATAGACGACCTACAGTTACAGCCTGCACTACAGACAAAGTAAATTCGAGAGCAGAACCTGGATTGTTCAAACGAGGCAAACCAAAGAACGTAACAAAGCCTACTTGAAAATCAACTAAATCTTCGTCGCTTCTTTTCAGTAACGCAGCCAAACCAGTAAGAACTAAAGATAAGGCACCAAGCTGAATTGCTATACCGGGAACGCTGGCAACTGTATTTATATTATCATATGCATTTAACCATGTGTTATAACTGCCGTAGCTCGTTTTGCCAAACTGTTCAAGTTCTGGGGATGAAACGTTGTTATAGTCCGGATAAATCGATTCTAAAATGTTACTTGGAATTGTAGAATTGAAATCTACAAGACCACCTAATCTAGCAGTTCCAGGTGCTAGCGTAGCTACTCTTGCTAAAGCTACTTCATCCGAATTAAATGCATTTTTAGGAACATAATATTCTCCGGCAGCCTTTAAAGTTATTTGGCTACCGATAGATTGCATCATATCTTGATTGGCTAAGAAATTACCTTCAGCAGATACGTTTCCAGTTTGACTACCGCCATTTGGAACCGTAGGAGCAATCTTAGAATATTTTCCTAAAGTAGTTTGCAGCACCACACGACCAACATTAGATTCCTTTTCTCTAACCGTATTTGCCGTGCTACTGCCTTGAATAAATTTATTATCCGGATTATTGCTATTTTCTCTTTCTAATGTGCGACCTATAGAAGCAGGCAATTGCGCATCTTGGCGATTTAAATTGATCTCGGCTAGTAAAACTTTATAATCTTTTGTTTCTGAATTAGCGGTTGTTGCTCGCCCCTTTACAACGTTAATATCTAGATTGTCCGCATCAGATATTGTTTCAAATATAGTTTTAGCGTTGCCAATTATAGCTCTTTGCGTAAACGCATTTCCATCACTACCTGGAGCTTCATCAGATATTGATGTTGGATATCCGTTTTCTGATGTAAGATTAATCTCTGTTCTTTCCGTGGCTATGCCATATTCATTATGACCCTCTTGAACAGTTCCAACTGCCATAGCATTAGCAATACGTTTAGTATCTTGATTATAATCTTCTGAATTAAATACAAAAGTATTTTCTTCCCCACTAGCCGTAATAATAATACTAACGGTTCTTTTGTTTTGAGCAGCTAAAACTTCTCTAACAAGTTGTGGATATTGATTTGCCATACGTATAACTACTTGTTATCTGATTTTTTTGTAGCCTCAACTATATTTTTAACAGGCACCAATAAATTAATTTCCGTATTATCCACAAAATTCTTTAAAGAGTCGATAATATATTGCCTTTGATCTTCAGGGTAGTTTTCAAAAAGCTTTTTATAAGCTTCATGCTTCATTAATTCATCAAACAATGACATTATAATCTCCTGTTATCAGCCCCCGGAGCCGCCACCGGATCCACGTCCTGCGGTCGCAGGACCGCCGGAGCCAACTACAAATCTATTACGTCCGGTGCGTGCTCTATCAATCAATACATTTTCTAGGTCACGTGCATCAATACTTACATTGAATGTTACTTCTATAGAGAAGTTTCTATTGTTTATAGTTAATTCTCCATTATTAACTCCAAGAACATTTCCAAGACGTTGCAAGCCGGTATTAATGTTGATTGGATCCAAATTTAATAGTTCTGAATTGATATCATTTACTTTTCCAACTAATTCTTGAATAGTGTTTGCAATCCCAGTAATTTTGTCAGTTACTCCATTGGCATTAAAACTATCAGAATTGACAGTTCCAAGTATAGTAGATACAACAGATAAGGTTTCCGGAATTCTCTGCATTCTTTCAACTAAAGTTTTTGTAAACGAAGATAAGTTAGCCTGGAATTCTCTGCTTCCAACTAATCCTCCTAATTCGGTTACTATTGCATCAATAACTGTTCTAGTATCACGCAACATATCATTAATATTTCGTGGAGAAGCAATTCCTCTAGCACTTTGCCCTCCTCGGCCCATAAGAGAGTCTAATCCTGTTCTAAAATCTGGAGTATTAATTGCAGTAATCAATCCCAGAATATCTACAACAGCTTTTGCTTTTTCACCAATACCACGTGGTAAGTTACCAATACCAGATGTTAATAATGATTGAACTATACTTTTAATTAAGCCACCGCTCTCTGGATTAAAGAAAGTTGTTATGACTTGTTCTAATGAGCCTAATAACGAAGTTATAGATGCTGGATCAAAAAGTCTTAATGTATCTTCAGTAGCTTCTGTTCCCTCACTTAAAGCCCTTCGAACTTCTACTGTTCCAATTTCTTTAATAGCAGTTAATAATCCAACTACGCCATTTATTACAGATACAACTGTTTCTGCTCCTTTGGCAACACGATTTACTTCTATTGTTGTTAAACCAGAAGTAGCGTTTGACATTGCTTGGAATATTGGACCAATGCTGGTTCGCATGGAAGTAAATATTGTTTCGAGACTACTAGCCAAATTTGTCGGCAAAGAGGTAGCTACACGTTCAGCAGCAGCAATTCCTTCACGTGATGTTCCATTGGCTATAGCTTCAACAACAGATGAATCAACTTTTAAATTTTGCGTTAATGTTCCTATAAAACTAAGAACAGAACTTATAATAGAACCAAGTGCCCCAAGACCTTTTACTTGATCGGCGGATAAACCTCTCATATTAGCAGTTGATGTAGAAATCAAGGTTGATATTGTATCAAAAATCCCACTACCTATAACGGCACTCAATATCCCTGTAATTCCACTAATTATAGCATCTAACTTTTTCGTTACTGGATCTGTTTTTGTTTGCAAATATAACATTCCAAGTGGACCCGAGGCTGCAAGAAATACATCTTGGAGTGCATTAGAAATCGAATCTATAACTCCAATCTCTGCAATATTAGCAACTGCCGCAAGTATACCAGCTACGCCTTCTAGAACTGCTCCAAATGCCTTAACAGGTTCGGCATTAAATTGACCGGATGGTATTGAGCCCAATTCTCTAACAAATTCAGATATTACTTGTATTATATTATTATCACCGGTAAATATTCCCATCACGCTTTTCAGATATTGACTAACTGTAAATGCCATAGTAAATGGCATTACGCTACCAATAAGTGCAATACCTGTCGGTGGTTGCATTGCTTCAATTAACGTTCCAACTGCTTCAATAATAGGACCAACAGCCTGTAACAATCCTAGCCTATCCGGAGATAATGAGCCAATATTTGCAGTTATAGTTTGTATTAGTTCAGACATTAATGGACCTATTCGATCCATAATTTCAATTATTTGATCAAGTGGACTATTAACGGAAGCTACTAAAGCTAATAGTCCACCAATAACAATACCAACTGGTCCTGTAGCCGCCAACATTAATGGCAATATCATAGTTAATGATGATGCCAAAATCATATCAACAAATACACCCATAAAATTAGCTAAGGCATCGACTACATTTACGAATGCAGTTAATTTTGCTTCTAGTCCAGCATCAATATTTGGAACGTTTGTATTAATGTCATTAATAATCGATTTCATTCCAGTCGATATTCCGCCAACTATAGAAGCGAGTGCTCCGAATCCTAATATTATAAGAGGTGCTGCTAATGACAAAACACCCGCAATAAGAGCAGCGGGCATTAATGCCGACGCACCAAGCAATAATACTTCACCAGCAGCCATAGCTTTAACTGCTTTGTCAATATCTTCTATTTTTACATCATTAAATTCTGATATGATGTGTTTCATTAAGAATGCTACGCCGGCTACTAAGGAACCCATTACTACTAGTCCAGCTCCAGCTACTAAGGCACCCACAAAGGCAGTACTGGATATCTCAGCTCCCACAACACCCATCACATGAGCTAATCCAACCATTCCCAATAGAAGTAATTCACCAGCAGCCATGGCGGCAACGGTAACACCAACTTGAGCCAGGGTAAATCCTCCGAGCAATGCAATAGCTGCTGTCATCATTAGAGCTATAACGGGAATCAACAAAGTCAAAGCAGCAAATATAGGTAAGGAAGACAAAAGACCTGGTACACCACCAGCGGCGGCCGCCCCAGCTTGAGCAGCCGAGGTTGTTGTAGTTGTAACTGTTGTTAAACCTCCAGAAGCACTAATGGTTTGCACAACGGTTTGAACTGCTTGTTGACCAGCAGTTCTTACAGCACTTGAAGCAAATCCTCTAGTAATACCATCAACGGCGGCTTTGGTTATTCCGCTTGCAAGCCCGGCAGCTAAACCGCCGAACGCTGATCTTAATATGGCAGGACCAAACAAGAATCCCCATATCATCAACTTATTTTGTTCATACCATTCAGAAACTTTATTAAAAGCAATTGAGAAAAGTTCTTTAATTGCTTCCCATAGAGGAGGCCACGCCTGTTTAATTGTTTCCCACAAACCAGACAAAATTTCCATCATTTGTCCGAGTATTCCAGAAGTATCAATAGGAATTCCTATATCACCTTTTAAGAATCCATTAATAGTTGTAATGACGGTAGTAAGGGCGCTAAATACAATTGGTATAAAAGCTTTTAAGCCGCCAACTATAGCTTTCAATATAGTAGTAAAGAAAGTTTTAAACCCTTCTATAGTTTTTCTACCCGCTCCAGTACTCGCATCAAAATGATCAAAAAAGGCTTTTTTCAACCTATCAAATAGATTTTTAAGACCGGCTTCTGGATTTGTTTGCAAGTCTTTAAAGAAGTCTTTAAATGCATCAACAACTTTTCTTAATGTAGCTTTCCATCGAGTCGGACTAAATAAATCTGCTAATCCACCAAGAATATTTTTAACTCCTGGGAACATTTCTATAAATGCCCTTCCAACCTCCCTACCGGCGTACCTAGTGCTTCTCAGCATTTGCCTAATATTCCTCATTATTTGCCTGAATTCCCTACTTCGGAATATTGCTTGCTGGAATCCTTCTACGAACGCTCCAAATAATGTTTTCGCACCTCCTCCACCGCTTTTAACTAAGCGTTCTATAGAGCCTGCCAATTTTTGCATTGCTTCAGCTTGAGTCAGTTGTTTTTTCTCAGCTTCTCCTGCTTTTTTCTTAATTTGATCTAAACTTACACCTCGATTATTTTGTGCAAAGGCTAGAGCTGCTTCTTCTTGGGTAAGACCGGCTTGTGTAGCCAAATATGCCTGCGAGCGTCTGTCTAAGCCTTCAAATGTTCTACCGGTTTTTTCAAATTGTTGCCTTAAATACTCTAACCTATCGGCAGGATTCTCCGTTTTCAGCATCCTCATTGTATCAATTTGTATGCCGAATTGTTGATTTAATCTTGCAGCAGCTTCTGCGGCTGAATCTAGATTATCCCATTGATCCATTATTCCGGTAAGGGCTTTTACTTCAAGACCAAGCTTCTTAGCATATACAGCCGTTTCACCAAGTTCTTTCCTGGTTAGTCCACCGAAATGCTTCATATCGGTTTCCATTTCGGCCATATCTCTAGAGATTTCCATAGCATTCATACCGAATGCCTCTCCAAGTTGAATGGCATAATTGCTCATTTCACGTAGAGATTCATCAATTGTAGTGCCCGATATTAGAGCCGTCCTTGCTATGGTTTTCATCTGTTCGTTAGACAGACCCAAACCTTTCTGGAAAGCTCCTATTGCTTCCGCACTTTGTATCATGCCTCTTTGCACAACATTTATTAGCAACGGTCCTAAAGCTTTAGCCAATTCAGTAAAATATTTTAATCTTTCAGCAAGATTACCAAACGTTCTATATACAGAAAGACCAGTAGCACCAAGCGTTCCGGTCATGCTCTTAGCCATGCTAATAATAGCCTTAGAAGAACTTCTTTCTAAGTCACCAAATTCTTTACGTATTGCCTCCAAAGCTTCTCGTAGTCCGCTCCCACCACCACCAGAAGTTGCTTTTTCAAATAAGAAATTCCATATATTCAGAGGAAACCTCAACACAGCCATGGCAAATTGTCCCACTCTACTAATAGCTGTGCCTAATACACTAACAATGCTAGTTAATACGTTAAAGCTCAATTGAAAGCCTTTAACAGCGCCTTCATAAGCGGCGGTGGCGGTAACAAATTTTTGAGTTTTCTCTGCGGCATCTTCGATTGCATTAGCTACAGATTCCGTATTGCCTCTAGCTTCAGACATTGCTCTAGAAGCTTCATTTCCAGCTTTTTGACCAGAGGTGCCCATTTTTTTAAGAGCTTCGTCGGCAGCATTAATCTGGTCATTAATATTTTTCATGCTGTCATTAAATTTTGAAACATCAACCTCGCCCATAGCTTCGGCCATAGCTTGCATGACTGCAAGTTGTCCTCTTTGTATCTTTGCCTGATTGAGATATAGCTGATTTTGTTCAGCCAACATCTTATTCAATTGAGCAGTTATTTCAATATTTGTTGCCATGTTTTACTATTTATGTTTATAGTGTTTATCCATTCATGTGATAATTACAATCGGAAATAAAATTTTAGAGTATTGAGGAAACATATATGTCAAAGACAAGACCTTCTAATGCATTAAATGAAGTAAGATTAACTTGGGCTGGTAAATTATTGTTTGCAACAGTTGCTGCTCGTCTTGCAGCGGCAGGTTTAAGAAAAATAGCTTCTGGTATGAGTGAACAATCAGAACCAGAAGAAGAAAAAATGATGGCAAGTTTTCCATTTAAGCTTCAAGGAACTCCAGAGCAAATGCAAGCAATGAAAGATGTAATTGTAGCATCCAAAGAATATCAAGAAGAAATTGGTAAAGAAGGTGCTACAGTTGAATCTGTTATGCAAAAACTTAATGCTCAAAATGAAGCTAAAAAAGCTTTCCAAGATAAAACCGGTTATGCTTGGCCACTCTGATTGGAAACACCTATGAACAAATTAAACACTTTATTATCATATCTTCTAAATGAAGGAAAAATGTCAGATTTCAGCGGTGGTCGCTCAGTCAGCGACAAAGTTGCTGAACTTTTCTTTGATGATGGACTTGATACAATCAATTATGTGCTTGCCGCCGTAGAAGATGGAGATCAGTCTGATGTCATCAGTAGCGTTGAACAAGCATATGAAGAATTTCTCTTACGTTATCATGATGATGAGCCAGAAATTCAATTAACAGAAATGAGCGATGATTTAAAAAGTCTTGCTATCGAAGAGATCGCAAGAAGATTAATGGATCCAGCTCTTAATGAATCTGTTGAAGAAGAAAAAGGTTATAGCGGTCCAAAGAAATATAAAAAGGTAGTTGGTTCTGGTAAAAAGAAAAGAACCGTTCGTTATGGTGCTAAAGGTTATTCTATAGCCCCAGGAACTTCAAAAGGAAACAGCTACTGTGCTCGTTCTTATGGCCAAATGAAAGATCATCCTTCAGCCGCCCGTGATCCTAATAGTCCCCTCAGACTATCACGTAAGAAATGGCGTTGCAGCGGCAAATATTCAAAAAAATGAAAAAGATAAAAGAAATACGCCGCACCTATATTCATCAACCAACCGGCTATAAGAAGAAAGTAATAGAAAAAACTTTCTTATTGCCAAATGGTCGTTCATGGACTTCTTTTATTGATAGAGTAGATGATAGCGTTAATATCTTTCCTATGACAGATGATGGTCAGGTAGTGCTCGTAAAACAGTTTAGACCGGGCTCAGAGCGTGTTGAGTTTGAACTACCTGGTGGTATGATAGACCCTGGAGAAAAGGCTTCTAGAGCCGCTGAGAGAGAGCTACTAGAGGAAACCGGATACGAGGGCAACTTAGAGTTCATATCAAGTCGCAGCTATTCTCCATATTCATCTGGTATGCGCCATATCTTTGTAGCTACCGGCTGTAAGAAAATATCAGAAGAACAGGATTTAGATCCGGACGAGTTTTTAGATATTGCTGTAGTTCAAATGGAAGACCTCGAAAATCTTTTATATGAAGGCAAAATAAGAAACCCAGACGGTGCCTACATGGCATTGCATCATCTGGGTATTCTTAATATTCGTTTTTAATTGATCAAGTAAAGCGTTGAAGCTTCGAAGGCGTTTGGGATCTAACTTTACCAGTTAATGATCTTACGTCCGGGGTATTGTGATGCATTCCTTTGCTTGGAATGTCATTATTATTTTCATGAGCCTTACTGATCTCCTTCTCTATTCTTTTTATTAGCCACTTTTTATACATGATTGGGAACTTCATATAAGTTCCCCAATCCATGCCGAAATAATATCCTAATAAGAAAAATGGTTCAAGGAGAACCGGTTCTCTATCGTTTGAAGTTAGGCCAAAAAAAGGTCGCCCCCATGGGTAGGGACATCTCCTCAAAATGGTCACAGTTCTTGCATTTAAAATCAATCTTCATATTAACGCCGGGTTCATGTTCATCAATATAATCACGAAGAACAAGCGAGTCACGAGCCGGCATATATTGAACGAAACGAGATACTAAGCTCTTATTCTCATTTCCATCAATCGCAACAATAGAGCGAAGCAATCTTCCAGTTACAAGATTCGAATTGAGCAATCCCTTCTTCTTTCTTGTCTCCATATCGGCAACAATCTCTTCTTCTTCTTTGCCATTAAGAAACTTGAAGGTGATCATCTTTTTAGAAACAGGCAATTTAAAATTAAATGCATTTGCATTTGGAGATACCGGCTCTATAGTTAATGGCTTAATTGGAAGTTCATTTAAATCGATCTCTAGTTCATTCTTAAACTCACAATTAGGGCATTGATATGTTGGTTCATATATGTTGCCATAACCAGAAGCACGAATTGCAATCATGAGAGCATTTCTATCTCCGGATAGTAAGCTTTGAACTTCAATATCTTTATTAACCAAACATGATTTAATAAGCTCTGTTATAACCGTACCACGTTTAATGAGAGCCTGAGACATAAGAATGTCTTCTTCTCTTGCTGTCATAGCACGATATTCAACAGATTCGGCATTACATAATGCATGACCCATAGGATATACTTTACCTTTTGATGGTAATGGAACAGCATCGATAGGAATCTCTACTCCCAATTCTTGTTTGGCATATTGTTGTGCAGTTATTGGCTGCCCCTCTCCAACTGCACCAGGATTTTGAGCTGCCATTTGAGCAGCTAACATCGCATTTCTTAATTCTCTATTATCATTTTCTGACATTATTCTTCCTCCAATTGATATAACTCTTCAATTGTATAATGTCAGCTTACATTGTCTAAAAACAAATATCTAATCAAATTTCTCTTATTACATGAACAATATATTCTTTTAATTGCCCAACATTAAGAACTTGATGATAATAATCCTTTGTCTTTTGCCGTTCTTCATCATTAGTTAGCTTCGCATCTAAGAAGATATCGATAACCATATCGGGGACCGGTCTATAACCCTTTTTACGGCTCTCTAACTGCTTTAACCTCTGTAGGTAGCTCCAAGTTTTCATGGGCTCAAAATCCTTTTTAGAGGCTTTTATAATAAGCTTTGTAATCTTCTGAGCGTCTGCAAATAACTGAGGATATCCTTTACGAATACGCTCATATTGCTCTAATGATTTTTCTACTTGATCCATATGCTATAAATAGAAAAACCCAGGAAATAACTCCCAGGTTTTCTACGAAAGGATAACTGTATTTTAAATCAGAACTGAAGAACGCAATTATCGAAGCGAATTGTTAGCTGAATATCTGCTAGGTCGTTACCATCATAAGCCATATCGCCAAAGTTAGCAGACTTGCACCATGCACCCTTAATGTCCCAAAGTTGAACTACTGTTCCAACTGGATCTAACATCTTGATTTGAATGTCACGCTTGTAGAAATCAGAGTAACCTGCACGACCAGAAACGCTTTCAAAGCAGAGACGAACCCATTCCATGACCTGTTGAGCACCTGACGGAGCAATTGGATCATAAAGAGTAACGTTCATTTCGCCCCATGTTCCCTTGCCGGCAATGTAGCGGGTGCTATTGATCCATGGAATAGCTGTCTCTTCAAATGTCATTTGAGGGCGAGCAGCAGACTTAACAAGGAAGGAGTCAATACCTTCAATAGCGAAGACGAACCGATGTTTTTTAAGCGGTTCAAACTTTGTTGGTAACATATCTGTTACTGATAGTGTTTCGGCCATAATTCTTTACCCTTTATTCTTCTATTAAATATATTTCAAAACAGGAATTCTTTTTAAATCATCCACGTTTTCTGTCTTTGCCAACTTGTTTATCGGTTAAACCACGTCTTAACAACATAAGATCACTAGCTTCAATCTCCCCGTCATCATCTAAATCAAGCTTATCTTGTTCTCCATGAAGTTCTTCTTCTAACCAAGCTTCAAGAAGGGCTGCTGCACGACGATTGAAATTCTCTCTAACTGTATTGGCACCACCTGGGTTTCCAGAAGCAGCAGAACCATCGGTTCCTTGTGGACCAACACCTAATGCTCCTTGATTGTCGCTATAGCCTGGAGAACCTTCTGTACCATCCATGCCACCTTCTTCAAGCACGTCTTCTTCTAATCCACCACGAACAACAATGATTTTAGCTGGCATTTCATGTTCAGGCATTTCATGGTATCCAGCACCCATACGTAATGGCATTTCATCGTCATAACCGCCTGCGATACCACATTCTTTCATATCATATCCGCATTCTTTTAATTCACGGACACGTTCTTCAGTTAAGATGCCAAGATTTGTATATATAAGTTTCATTTTTTATCATCCTTGTCCAAAGTTGCTTGGATTGTTGATTACGAAGTCCACAGAAAGGAACTCGAGGGTGCGGGTTGGTTGTAAGTAAATCTTACCACGGATTGTCTTGTTCTCAAAGTCCGCTTGAGTTGTTGTGCTTGTATCGATACGGACAAGGAAGCGATCAACACCCTTTTGATCCTGAACACGCTTAAGGATTGGATTAACAAGCTGAGAAAAGCGTGCAAGTGTCTCTGGAAGTGTTTGTTCAAAGAGGATGCGATTTGCAACTTGACGAACTTGACGACGAACAGAGAGAAGAAGACGACGAACGTTTACACGATCAAGAGCAGACTGTTGTGCATACATTGTCTTCTGACCCCAGATTATTAATCCTTCGGATCCGGCAAAAGATACGATTGGATTGATATCGACTTCATATAGATCATCCATATTTGTTCTAGAAAGTTGAACTGTAGAACGTTCAGTTGTCTCTAGGGCACCTCTTGCAAAGCCGGCTGGAGCAAACCATGGGAATGCTACAGAGTCATTATAAGAGAAGGCTCCGAGAACTGGAACTGAAGCTGGAACTTGACGTAATCTATTAGCTACATCATCACGCATAATCATATCTGGGAAATATGTTGCTCCAAAAGAGTTGTTAATATTTCTATCACGGAAGTTATTGACTGTGTAACGAACAGATGGGATTTGTGCTGAACTTGTTAACAAGTTTCCATCAGTATCAAATACTTCTAGATCCATGATATAGATTGCATCAAATCTATTTTGAGCAACTTCAAGAGCCTTATCTGTAATGGCTGGATTACGGATACCTGGGATTGCAAAGAGTTGAACGTCAACTTCAGTTGCATCTGCCATTAAGCTAAGTGCCTTGTTATAAGCAACTACAGCAGAACCGGTTTGTTCGCCACGGCTTGTGAAATCAAGTTCTTCATTTACAGCTTGATTGGTTAACCAACGTTCGTTATAATTGAAGATATTAACACCATCAAAACCGCCTTGAAGATATACGTTAAACTTAGCAAGTTGACGAGTTGATGGATCTGCCAAATCTGCTACAGATAATCCTCTTGTTTGAACGGTTGGGCTCGTATCAACAGTTATTTGACCATCTCTTACATATTCCCAATCTATAAGACTATTAACGTCTGGCAATGTGTTATTTGGGAACAATGCTGTGCTGCCAGGCAATACACGATATACTACCTGAATATTCTCGAGAGAGAATGCATTCTTATTAAATCTGTCGGCATCCAATATACCGTTTTGTGTGGTGTCTAGAACTCCCTCATTATCCATAACTACAAAGTTTTGCCATCCATTTTGGAAATTTGGGAAATAAGAAGCAAAGCTTTCAACGGTTGTTTCACGAAGAGTTGTTTTGTTAGGTTCTAGAGCAGATATTTTGCGTTCAAATTGAACGCCCCAATATAGTCCCTTGTCAGCCGTTTGATTTGGTGCAAGACCACGAATAAGATTTTGACGGAATGGAACCGGAATCTGAACTGTATTCCGGAATGGATTTGCTACTGTATATCCAGTTGGATCAACTGCACTAAATGGAGCAAGAGGAGATGAACCTGATGTTACTAAATGAGCAGGACCACGGAAACCTACCGGTAGAGCTGTTGGGTCAACATCGGCGGCGTCTACTGCATCAGCTACTTCTATACGGATGTATTTGGAGTTATTCGGATATGTTCCTAATGTTATTAATTTTGTAGCACCATCTTCTGCATCAAAGTTATAGAATGTATTATAATCACCAATAACACGTGCAATGTAATTTGGTGAAGATGGATCTAGCGTCAAACCACGGAACGCCTCCAGAACAACTTTATTCTTGTCGTTATCTGCAAAATCTCTTACAAGAAGATCGAAACGCCCATAGAGATAAACATCAGAAAGACTTGGCGTGATATTCTCTAGAGAAATTTTAACTTTATTATTTGCATATACGCCATCATCTAGAGAGTGAATCCGGAAAAGATTAACTGGCTTGCCGCCGAACTTTTGAGAAGTAATCCATGGGCTCTTTGGCGTGCGGTAACGATCTTCGAAGTTCTCATAGTTAGGAGCAGTTGTAGAGCCGCTATTTCTAGCTTGAGAACCTGTAATAAGGAATGCTACGTTTTCATATCCAGCAGCTCTTAAAGTGAGAACTTCTGTAGAACCAGAAATTACAGAAGAACCGGTTGGAACAGCAAACGTTGGATGAATAACCCAATCTGTTTGCAAGAGATATCCAGCTTGTTCAAGCTTAAGTGGATCTCTGTTGAAGATAAGTCCGAAATAGTTTGGAGCTTCTATGTCGAAGGATGCAGTTACTACGCTTGGATACATTGGATCTGTGTTTGTAAGACCGTTAATTAACATAACGAATTCTTGCAAACTGCCATTAAGATTTACAGAGCCCGTGACTCCGCCGCCAGGAGTTGCTGTGCTTGGATCCGCAGCATTTGCCGGCGCAAAAGCGGAAGATAATGTAAGCAACGTTCCAGAAGCAGCAAACAAAACGCCACGAATAACTGGGACGCCGCTGGCTGGAAGACCAGCTTCTGTAAAGATAGAAGAACTTACTATCTCTGAACCAGAAGTTTCATACTGACTCATGAAAGCGCCAAGGAAGTATGTTCTTCCAAGTTCATTTCCTGCTGTTGCAAATTCAGAATCTCCTAATTCACCAGCATAACCGCCCCAATATTGTGGAATCTGTCCGCCTACTACGAATCCGGCACCTTCTACTTTTCCTATATTGCCACCAGCGGCATCAGCATCTACTGTTCTTTTGCTGCCGCCACCGGCACCTAATACTCTAATAAACGTGGCGGCTTGAGCGTTTCTTAACCACTCAGATACAGCTAACGGACCCACATATACATCATTAGATGTTTCTCCAAACGTTGCTTGGAAATCGTTATATGTGGCTACTGTCGTTGGAACAAATGCTGGACCTGCAATTGCAGTACCTATGACGCCCGCAGGGATTCCAGATGGCTGGATTGCTGTAGGACCAGTTAGGTTTATTGTTCTTGCTGATACGCCTGCTGATTTAAATGATATCTGAGTCATTTTATATTGCCTTTTCTTTTGCTTTAGTTACTAATATTAACTATTGCTATCAACCGAATTGAACGCCTTCTCTCGTGATTATGAAGTCGATTGCAATGAATTCTACTGCCTTAACTGGAAGCAAGTAAATCTTAGCATTCATTCTATTATTTTCACGATCTAAGGCTGTATTGTTTGTTTCGTCACAGACAACCTTATATTGTCTTAAACCACCACGATTTTGGACCAATGATAGGATTGGAGAAACTTTAGCAACAAACTCTTGATAAAGAGACGGTGTAAGTTGTTGCCAGATTAATCTGTTGCCAACGTCTATTACTTGACGTTGAACGTCCATGATCATGCGTTGAACATTGATGCTATCTAGAGATGTTTGAGCACCATCAAGTGTCTTTTGTGCAAAGATTACGTAACCCTCATTTGGGAACTTGACGATTGGATTTACTCTTACAGCATATAACTTCTCACGTTCATTTTGATTTACTCTTGTTCTTGTAAGAGATACGAAGTTAAGTGCTGCACGATTAAACCCGGCTGGTGCGAACCAGGGGTAGGAAACCTTGTCATTATAACCTAAAGCAGCTAGAGAAGCTACAGTAGCCGGAACAGTTACTTTCTTTCCAGTAGATGGATCATTCATAACTACATCTGGGAAATAAGCTGCTATAAATGTATTATCGAGAGAACGTGCATCAAATGCATCAGCCGTTTGTTGAACATCAATATAAGAGCCCGTTCCAGATGTTTGTCCGTCAAATATTCTATCTCCGGCTGAGTTATAGTTTGGAACGTCCATCATATAGAGAGCTAAACCATAACTAGATACTGCATCAGATGCATAGTCAGTTACAAACGGTTCACGTTGACCCGGGATTGCCAGTAGATTGATATTGGAAGCGATCGGATCTGTGATTATATTTGCTGCAACACGATAAGAGTTGATTTGATTATTTTCGATACCTACACCATTTTGATTGAAACTAAATCCTGGAGATACAAAACCTGACCATGAACCACCATCGGTTTCACCTGATGTTGATTTATCATCAAATCTTACAGCATGTTTATCTAGAATATTGACGCCATCAAATCCACCATACAATACTGTTGTAAACTTAGCGTAGTTATTGTATTTGTTAAACGTTATCGGCTGAGTTCCTTCATGCACTAGTGTTGCAAACGTTACATCTCCATTTACGGTATATGTTGTTGGGTCAACAACGCCATTACGAACATATATAGCCTTTCTCATTTGAGATGCTACAGTTCCAGTAAGTCCGCCAATTGTGCTTACGCCATTAACTGTAACACGTGCTAATGTAAACTTGTTGTTATTAAAGGAGTCTTTGAAAGAGCCAGTAACTAATACGTCAAGTTTTTCTACGCCAGCAAACTTTGTGGCAGAAGCAATGTATCTATTAATCTCATTATTAATGTTAACGTTTTCGACGTTATTGTTATTACGTTCAAACTTAACACCCCAATAGAAGCGGCTATCAGCTATTTCTAGAGAGCCACTATTTCTTGTGGACTTATAACGGAATGGCATTGGAGGAACAATCGCTCCTTCACAACCAAACGTACTAGCAGATCCGCTGCCAGCAAGACGAAGTTCACCGGAAGAACCGCTTATGTCTGTTAATACAGGATTTGTATTAAGAGCATCAACACCATGGAAACCAAATGGCAAACAAGTTGCTGGAACCATCTTTTGTTCTACCATATCGTTCATTACAACACGAATGTAATTTGATTTATTGGGGTATTTACCGCTTCTAACAATTCTTCGGTCGCCTGGATCTTCAACATCGAAGTTATAATAAGCTTTTGCATCGCCAATTACTTTAGCAATATACTTTTCACTATCCGGATTAAGACTAAGATCAGTAAACTGTTCAATTATTTCCGGATTTATGTCGTTATCATCAAATCTTCTAACAAGAAGAGAGAACGTTCCATATGGATAGACTGGATTTGTTGAAGCTTGAAGATTTGCGATAGATATTTTGATCTTATCATTTGCATATCGACCATCATCAATCGATTCAACATGGAACAAATCATATTCTGTTACGCCATATGGCTGAGAAATAAACCCTGGTGATCTTGGAGTAGTGAAACGTGTATCATAACGTCCAAACAACTCAAGGAATTCTGTTGTTGGCAAACCGGAGTTGGCAGCAACGTTATCACTACCAGAGGCAATAAGAACACCGGATACTGTATTTTGAACTACAGTAGCAACTTCATCATCAACTGCATAATCTAGATACAAATAATGTTGTTCCTCTTCAAATTTGGAAGGATCTGTATTGAGAAGCTTGGCAAAATATAAATCAGATGTTGGATTAAATGATGCAGAGAATATTCTTACGCCAGTAAAACCATCGTCTACTCCATATGAGGCACCAAGAGATGTTGAAATTGCAATTTTGAAATAAGGTTCTTCTGAGCCGGCAGGAGTTGAATACACGGCTGTATCATCCATTAGTGAAGAAAATGATTCATTAGAACCAGACATAATCATAACTCTGGATCCGGATGCTGCAAATATTATACCACGGACAAGATTTGCAAAGCCAGGATCCCCTGTGAAGCTATCATTGTCTGTAAAAATTGGAAATCCGGAAGGAGCACTTTCTCCGGGCTGTAATTCGTGACGTGCAACTAAAAACTGCACAGCACCTAGAGCTCTCGAACCTGCCCCGGCTGTAGTCCAATTAGAAGAACCTGATACTTTAAATCCCGCATTTTTGACAATTCCGGCAGTTTGTGTTGCGGTAATATCGGCTAAACTTGTATTTGCGCCTGCACCAAGAACTCTTACGAATGTTAAAGCAGAACGATTTTGCAAAAACTTTTCAACAGCATATGGAGCTGGAATGCTTGGATCAAAACCACCAAACTTCGTATTGAAATCTGAAAAAGAACCTAAAGTATATGGAATAAATGCTGGTCCCTTTATTGCTGCACCGATTACGCCACCTGGAATACCTGTAGGTAACACAACTCTAGCGGTTAGATCGATTTCACGATCATAAAAGCCTGGGAATTTAAAAATTTGATCTGCCATTTGGGATATCCTTTTTCTTCAAATCGGAGGTTGAAGCCTTTTCTTTTTTTAATTAGAGCTACTAATCTACTATTTCTTCATTTAGTCGTTATTAAATATTCTTCTAGTGTTTCAATATCTGAGGCAGCAAACACAGTTTCTCCTTTCTTTTGATTTGTATCTAAAATAGATACATATTTCTTAGTCTTTTTTCCTGTTTTTGCATCAATTAAAGTTTTATTTACTGCAAATCTTTGTTGAGTTGTCGGTGTTTGAGCCGTTTTCGGATTAATATTAATGTCCGTTAATGTAAAACCATCATGAACTGTATCTTTTTGAGGGGGTCTTTCTAAATGTTCCTTTGGTTGAACATCTCCAGCTATAGCCACGTCAAATACTATATTTGGAGCACTTATCCATCTTCTTACAGGAACAGCGTTTGTAGGAGCCTGAGCAGCCAACAAATAACCCTTAACTGTTATATTGAAAGTATACTTGATAAGACGCTCCTCGCCCTCAAATTGATCAATATTCTCTCCATTGTTGAAAGTATCCTCAGTATATGCCAAAAACCAATAACCCTTGTCGGTTTCTAATTTATGTCCACGAAACTGTGGTAAGAACGAAGTCATATACGTTTGTATGAGATATGTCATATGCTGAGTGTAGTTTGTCCAAAATACTACCTCATACTTTGCTGTAAAGAACTGTGGCTGCGGAATCGTTATTATCTCATATATGTTGTTTGCAGATATACGGTTCTCTAATAAACCACCCTGTATTACCTCTATAGTATTGGCATCATCTC